TAGACCGTCTATTTCATATGGATAGGATTTATAGTCTGTTAAAATTTTATTACAGTGTTTTAAAATATCATCATTATAATAAAATTTTTTAACAATAAATTCAATTGTTGAATTATTATTTTTTATATATTTTTTTGCATAATTTAAATAAGCATATCTCGAATTATTTTCACCTTCTGCAATTAATGGCAACGACGTTATATTTCTCCCTTTTATATAATACATATCAAATGCTGCATATATATGTTTAGACGATTCATCAGTACGTTTATTACATATTACATATTCCCCATCAATTAAACTATTATATAAATTACTATCCGCTATTAAACCTGTATCTACAACATTATATGTATTATTTATTGTATACATATTGCCATTGCCATTAATATATAATAATAAACGTTCTCCATCTGCTTTTTCTGTTACTGTATAACCATCTAAAATACTAATTGCACCATATTCCATGGGATCAACTAAATTATTTCTATCTAAAGTGATTGGTTTAGGTGTTAATAACGGGATTATTTTTTTCTTATTATAATTATTAATACGAATATCTGGTTTTATTAGTGTATGATATTCTTCTAATATTTCTTTTTCTTTATCTTTTAATATAATATTCGGATATAAAGTTATATACTGTAACATTTTAATTATCGACTGAATAATTAACTCCTTCTTTATGTTGTTATGTATTACTATACTAAATTCATATTCTTGTGCATTTTTTATAATATTTGCATCTTTTAATGTTTCAAATACTTCATTATTATCATGTTTTTTTATTAATTTTACAATATAATCTATACCATTTTCACTATCAACATATTTTATTTTTTTGTGAATTGAATATTTCTTTTTATTAATTAACCAATTTTCAGGTTCTGTTTTTAATGTGATATTTTCATTTATATTAAAGTTTATATTGCAATCAAATAAATCATTTATATCTTTAAAATATAATATTTTATTATTATACCATTTAACATTATTAATGCTTTGATATTTTTCGTTATTACAAAATTTTATTATATTTGCCATACTATTTACTTCAAAAGTATTATTATTTTCATCTTTAATTTCTAAAATATAATCATCAATAACTTCATTATAATATTTAGAAACTGAACTAACAAAATTATTAAATTCTAATTCACTCCATTTATAATCTTTATTATTTAAATTTATAACTAATGTATTATTATCTGTTAAAAGTTCTAATACATTATCTAAAGTTATAATTATATTAGAGTCCTTTGAAAATTCCATAATTTATTATACCCCTATTTTATGTATATAATACATTTTTATATTATTTAATCATTTTTTTATATATAAAAATTATTTAAACATTTAATAACATATATTAAAATAGTAAAATAATGAGTAATTGTAAGATTGGGATGATTAATACAACTGATTTCGACAAAGTTGTTAAAAAACTAAGAACTTTTTTTGATGGAAAAGGTTTTCAAGAAGTACATACACAAAGTAGATTAAGTATTTTAGCAGCTTGTGAAGATCCTAAAACAATTTCGACATATAGTTACGCTGGTCAAGTTTGGCCATTACCACAAACAGGACAAATGTGGCTTGAATATGAATTACTTTCTAAGCCCGAATCTAAAGGTTTTTATTGTGTTAGTACAAGTTATAGAAATGAACCAAATCCGGTTGAAGGACGCCATGATAAAATTTTCCCAATGTTTGAATTTGAAATGAAGGGAAATATGGATGAAATGAAAAAAATGGAAGAAGAACTACTTGACCATCTTGGTTTTAATAAATTTTATTCAGGTAGTTATCCTGAAGGTGACTATGCTGATGTTGCCGCAAAATATAATACTAAAGAACTTGAACATGAACACGAAGAAAAATTAAGACAAGACCACGGACCTGTATTTTTCCTTAAAAACTTTCCAAATTTTAGTTCACCATTCTGGAATATGAAACAAGCAGAAGATAGTCCATTAGAATGTGGTCACGCCAAAAAAATTGATGTAATCATTAATGGTATCGAAACAATCGGTAGTGCACAACGTTCTACTGATACTGCTGAAATGCGAAAACAATTTTACAATATTAGCGAAGGTGGATATGCCAATATTTTATTTAGCAATTTTACTAAAGAACGTGTGGAAAAAGAATTAGATGAATTTTTAAGTTTTAAATTTTTTGAACGTTCAGGTGGTGGAATTGGAATTACACGTTTAATTAAAGTTATGAAAGAATCTGATTTACTTTAAATAATTTTTAACACTATTAGACATATAAAATGCTAATTAATTATAATTTTTTTTATTTAAATGTTTTTCCGCATTTTTCACAACTATAATTAACCATTTTTAGTTACATATATTATATATATAATATTTTTAAATCAATTTTTATTTATAAATAACTCTAAATACTTAATCAACCTAATCAGCATTTTAAATGTCTAATGCTGTAAAATAAAAATAATATTGTTTACTGTTTAATTATAGGACATTTTATATTTGGTGTTACACCATCTTTGCCGTCTTTGCCATCTTTACACGGTTTACAAGATGGTATTTGTATTATAACTTCATTACTCGAAGTTGGTCTATATTTATCTCCCTTTGGATATTTACCCAATATTTCAGTTTCGCCATCACTATTTGTTGTTATAAATTTTAAATGCGGAATATTTAAATTTTTGTTTATATCAGGTGAAATAATACATTGCGAAACCGTACCATCTTCGCCATTTACACCAGAAATACCAGGTTGTCCATCAATACCATCGCGACCACTTTTACCTCTAGGTACTGGTATTATTAATTCTGTTAAATTATTTTGTAATATAAATTCATCAGAAGGATAATTGTCTTGTGGATATGTTGTTAATATATCAAATGTTGTTTTTGTGTCATCTTTGTATGATATAAATTTAAATAAGGGCAATTTATCTCCATCTTTACCATCTTTTGCGGGTTGCCCCATTGGTCCCATTGGTCCTTCAATATAAACTGTTTGTCCCGGCACAGTTTCTCTAATTATTGTCGATGATGGTGTTGTATTTTCACCTAATTTTGATGAAATAATTCCCATTTTATTTTGTGCCTGCGATATATCACGAACTTTTTGTATAGTAAACGGTTCTTTTAATTGATAATGTTTTATATAATTTAATATTAGATATATAGAGATTAACAAAATCAAAATAATATTTATAATATATATTATTTTTAACATATTTTCTCTTTTATTTATTACATATTTTTTTTATTAATTCTCTTCACATAATAAAAAACCAAATGGTGTATTTAGTATATAATTTGGATAAGAATTTAAATTTATTTTTTCAATATTTTTATTTAGTTTAACAATTTCCATTATATTTTTAAAATCATTATTAAAATAATATACAACTTTCGTATTATTTTTAAATTCTAAAATTATTTTATCTGATAAACTATTTTTATAATATATAACATCAATATAATTATTTAACATTAAAAAATCATCGAAATTAATTTTTTTAATTATATTTTGACGTTTCTTTATTTTATTAATAATAGATAATTCATAAATATGATTTAAACTATTTAAATAATTATATTTATCTATTACTATTTTATGCTCATTGTTTTCTGCATTATTAACAGACAATTTACTTAAATATACATTTGTAAAATCGTGTGTATTATTGTAAGATACACTATTTATAGGTGTTAATAAATTTTTTTTTGAATTTTTACTAATAAGTAAATTTGCAATAAAAGCATCTGAAAATATTAAATAGATAAATAGTAAAATTAATTTTTTATACATTAAATATAATTACTTAATAAATATTTATATAAAAATAAGATTTTTAATTGGAATATGCTAAACCTCCCATACCAGATAATATTCTTAATACATTATAATTGACGGCATATACATTTATCATCATATTAGCACTGCCACTTCCTTCAACATATAAATGAGCACTATCTATGCGAGACATATTAAGAGTACCTGATGGTTGATGTTCTTCGGGTTTTAATGCAAATGAATATACATTTATGTTTTTACCATCAGGAATATTAGTATGATGTTGATATGGTTGTACAAGAGAGAAATAATCTCCGTGTCTTTCGGCAATACGGTCATTACCATTTAATTGTATTTTACCTTTTTTAGTTTCGGTATAAGTCCAGGGATCAGTATCTACAAAAGTTGTCCAAACTAATTCTTTAACAGGATGGTTAAAGTTCATTCTAACTGATTTAAAACCAGATGATAGACTTTCTGAACCGGTGAATTGTAATTGTTCAATTAAATATTCGTGTGATAATTGTGCAAATCTTCTTCTTTCATCAGTATCTAAATAGACATAATCAACCCATAATTCTGCATTAGAAAGTGTCAAACCAGTTGTTCCTCCTGACGTAAGTAAATCACTTGCTGTTGCAAATTCTATATTTACTTTAACTTCGTGATATTGTAATGCAATTAATGGTAATGCTAAACCTACATTTCTGCAAAACCAAAATTCTAATGGCACACATACATCTTTAGTATTACCATTATTTATTACAGATGCACCAACCATTATATCATAACCATTTCTTTTGCCTTTGGGTAATGATAATTCATTCCATATATACATCCATTCACCATATTGTTTGTCAATGCGCTGTCCGCCAATTTCTAATTCAACATTTTTTAATAATCTTAATCCATAATAATCTTTTGTATCACCACCACTAGTGTTGTTCAAACTTCCTTTAAAATACATTCTATTTATTAAATCACCATTGCGTGTTACTAAAACACTTACACGGGAACCAAGAGACGCATTACCATTAAAAGTTTGTTGTATAGATTCTAACGCAAAGTTAGTATGTCTGCGATAAACTACTTTAAAAAAAGTAATTTGTGGATTTCCTGTTAAATAAACATCTTGAGCACCATATGCAACTAATTGTAATAGACCTCCTCCCATTATTAATTAATCCTTCTATATTATAATAAAAGATAATAAAAATAAATTTAATTAGAATACGCTATACCGCCCATACCCGACAATATTCTTAATACATTATAGTTAACGGCATATACTGAAATATCACCATCAATATCAGAAGTAACATTTAATACGGCAGTATCTATTCTTGACATATTAAGAGTGCCAGATGGTTGATGTTCTTCTGGTTTTAATGCGAATGAATATACATTTATACCTCTACCAGTTGGTATATTTTCGTGATGTTGATATGGTTGTATCATATCAAAATATTTACCTTCCCTTTCGGCAAAACGGTCGTTGCCATTTAATACAAGTTTTGCAGATCTTACAGGATTTTCTACGCCATTATTATATACATACGGATTATTACCAATTGTCCAAACTAATTCTTTAACAGGATGATTGAAATTTAATTTTACTTTATTGGTACCAATAGTAACACCTTCAGAACCAGTGAATTGTAATTGTTCAATTAAATATTCGTGAGATGATTGAGCAAATTTTCTGCGTTCATCAGTATCTAAATATATGTAATCTACCCATAAAGAAGCACCATCTAAAGTAGCTGGCGATGCGGGCGCCCCAAGTTCAATATTTACTTTAACTTCATGATATTGTAATGCAATTAAAGGTAACGCTAAACCTACATTGCGACAAAACCAAAATTCTAATGGTATATGAAATTTACCTGATGCAGCACTACTACCTCCAGCAACCATTCTTTTATAACCTTCTTGTTTTCCAACTGGTAAAGATAATTCATTCCATATATACATCCATTCGCCATATTGTTTATCTATTTTTTGACCACCAATTTCTAATTCAACTGATTTTATTAATTTTAATCCATCCCAATTTTTGGCGTTAGTCATATCGGCAACTAAATACATTCTATTAATTAAATCGCCGTTTCTAGATATAGTAGAAGTTACTCTTGAACCAGCGGCAACTGTGCCATTAAAAGTTTGTTGTATAGATTCTAATGCAAAATTAGTATGTCTGCGATAAACTACTTTGAAAAAGGTAATTTGAGGATTACCTGTTAAATAAACATCTTGAGCACCATAGGCAACTAATTGAAGAAGACCGCCACCCATTATTATTACTTTCTTTATATTAATAACATTAGAAAAAAAATTTAATTAGAATAAGCTAAACCCCCCATTCCGGATAATATTCTTAATACATTGTAATTAACAGCAAAAACTGAAATAGTATCATTATTCTGAATAATGTTATATTTATGTGTTAATATAGCACTATCGATACGTGACATATTAAGTGTTCCGGAAGGTTGATGTTCTTCAGGTT